TCGTAAAGGTATTGTTCTCGCTTTGGTTCTGCTGCTGTTTTGAAATCAATAATAGATAATTCACCATCAAACTCTGCGATACAATCAACACGCCCTGCTAACTCTAAATGCTTGGAGTAGAGTGCTGCTTCCTGAAGGTATATATTATTTATCCTATCAAGGACTTCACGACTATGCTGAAACATCAGCACAGGAAGTGGAAACTTACTATACTTTTTGAGATCTAAATTGTTATTGAAATAGTCTTCAACAATAGAGTGATACTTTGTTCCTCGATTGGTAGAGCGAGCAGAAATACTATTAGCTTTCTCCTCGCCCACACGTTCCCTCCAGCGAGCAATACCTGCCATCTTTTCCTTGTTATTACCAATCACGGTGGTGACTGACGGAAATTGTCCCTCGGGTGTTGGATATAAACGCTTACCGTCTACCATCACAGCATCCAGTTCAATTGGCGTCAGAGCACCAACATGATTAAATAATTTCATAGACCAAGATTAATTTTGTTAATAATATAAGACTTGACAAGACCAGAACGAACGATATCTTCAATACCAAATTCAACAAGAGAAAACTCAGGCATCCTCTGAAGAATGCGTTGGAAATCTAGGATACCAGAACGCTCGCTGATCTTCACAAGGTCTGTCTGTGAGGCATCACCACAAAAAACAATTTTTGTATCTTGTCCCACACGGGTAATTATACTATCAAGTTCATGAAAATTCAAGTTCTGGCACTCGTCAATAATTACAATTGAATTATCAAGAGTGGTGCCACGAATGAAACTTGTACTCCAGAACGAGATAGTTTCCTGTTGCTTCAGATTGTCATACAACATATCATATGAGTTATCATCAGGCATCTCAAACATGGACTGAACCATGTTCTTATATGGGATCTGATAGAGAGAAGATTTATCTTCATGATCACCAGGAAGAAAACCAATCTCTCGTGTAGCTACAAGAGAACGAACAATATAAATCTTTTCATATGGCGTGTATTCATTCAGCACATCTTTAAGTGCTTTATACAGAGCAATGAAAGTTTTACCCGTACCTGCTACGCCATAAGCATAGAGCATTTGTCCTTTGTCCCACTCATCAAAAAACAACTGTTGATTGTGAGTAAGAGGTTCAATCGGAAGCATGTATGCTTCATCAATTGGTTTGCGACGTTTTTTCTGTTTAGAACTCATACCTTGTCCAGGTGCTTTGTGGATGGTTTTCTTTCTTACTGGCATATCAGTTATACTTGTCGTGAATAGTACGGTTACGAGGAGCTTTTGCTCCAATCTTATTGCGGATGATGTCATGGAAACCAGGATGAGTTTTCTTCATCTTGTCTCGCCAGTCACCAACTTCTCCAGACCCAGGAAGAGTAGATGGATCACTCCAGTCTCTCTCCCAATCTGGATTGTCTTGTTTCCACTGGTCCCAGTCATGAATGCTGAGAACAACTTCTTTCTGTTCGCCAGTTTGTTTATTTACTACAGGATACGTAGGCATCAAATCCACTCCAAAGCTTCAGCACAAATAGGGAATTGTTCGATAAAGACTTGCTTACAAGCGTTAGCAATATCCATATGTTCTTTTTGGGTGCCATGAGCACTCCTCAGATCTATATAGTGGATCCAAGAACGAACAGATCCCGTCATATAAATGCGAGTGGGTGTTGCCAAAGGGAGTACAAACCTAGCACATTCCTTTGCCACGCCCACCTCAAGCATTCGCTTATAGAGATTGTTGGCATGATCAAACAGTTCAGCAATCTCTGCTTGGAACTTGAGTTTCACATAGTCACCAAGATCATCAGTAGAATTCTGACGGTTCTTGGTGTCTTGGCGGCGAAGATCGGGAATGGGAATACGTTCTGTAATCAGGTTCGTATCAGCATACCGTTGCGAAAATTCCTGAAATGTGAAACTCCTATGGCGAAGCACTTGTGCTGCGATACCACGGTTAGTCTCAATCTCTAAAGACATATGTGCCTGCTCAAATACCGACCAGTGATTATGTTTGATACAGTATTTGAGCAGACCAGCGACGTTAGGATTCTCCTGGTTCTGGGGATTGCTCACCCTCGCCACGTACCCCATCGTCTGTTCCGCCTGGGGCGTCACTGACACTAGCTTGACTTGTCCATGTTGTTGATTCATTCTTAAATCCTTTACCTAGTCGTTCACGTTTGCGTTGGAGATCGATTCTTGCCTGACGAAGTGCCCTCTTCATATAAATGATCTCTTCATTAGTATACAGCATCGGGTTCGTTTCCGCAAGCTTTATTGCTTTCTTTGCTGCCTTAATGATGTCTTTAAATCTCATTTAAAAGCCTCCATATACTTTTTAAATTCTTCTCTAATTTGTTGATCTACCACGGTCAAAGATCCCAAATCAAATTGATATCCTTGACTGATAATATAGTCACAGAATTCATATACATCTTTTGTTAAAGAGATTTTCATTCTGACAAACCCACTCAAGACAAAACTTCGCTTTTGGAAGTTATCATCTTTATATCTCCAATCGGAATTAATCGGGGTAACCATCATCGTCGTCCTCGTAAGAATAGATTTTGTCTGATCTAGGACCTGCCTTATAAGCATCCACATCAGAATATATTTCTGATTCTAACGATTCCACCAGGAGTTTCAAGTTTCTAACTATAAGTTTTAATCTTTCCTTGTCCATGGTAGCATGACATACACTACTAATTATAACATAAAAAAGGGGAGGTGTAACCCTCCCCATCACTTCCTTCACACGGAAGTATATTCTATCACATTTTCATTGCCATGGCAAGCTGTGCTTTTTTTAATTTGTTTTGCTTTTGAATTTGTTTTTGGATGACTGGTAACCAATTAGATACCAGATTTTCTTTCTTTAAAGTTGTCTGTGACATGGGGGTTTCTCCTTAGTTGTTTAGGTTAAAGAGCGTTCCTTCAGTCAACCTTTGCGTCTATTTTACACTCCTTTGGAGAGATCTGTTTGATCTCCCATATCAAATCATTCTTTTGCTGGGGAGAAATATATTGCTTATGAACTCTCCCAGCAATTAGTTGTGCTTGTAGGCATGTAAGAATGAGTGTCTCCATAGATGAACGATCCGTTCCGTGTCGCTTACTTCCGTTCGCTATTCGCAAATAACGAATGAACGTATATGTAATTATAACAGAAACTTTGTAAATTTGAATACAAGTTAATTTTCTGCAAGATAAAAAGCATCTTCTCTAGCAAGACAAACTCTTTTTACTGTTGCATCATATTTTGGTTCGGGTTCTTCTGTAATTAATTGTCTGACAAAATCAAAAGCTTCTTGATACTTAACAAATTTAAAGACATCATTATAAGTTTTTGCAGACACGATGACACCATCACTGCGTCGTAGTTTCATTACATTCCATGTGTTAGTATCACTTTTCTTGCAGTAATAAACACACCAGTTACCATGTGGATCTGAGTTCATTTTTTCTTTTTTGTATTAGAACACCAAAGTCGTGGATTTACCCTGCCTTCAGTTTGTTTGAAGGCAATAAGTCCTTCTCTATATCTATCCCAGTAGTAATCGAAAATATCCATCTTCTTACTACAAAGTACAATATCATAATTGTATTGTTCTTCATCATAGTATTTCACAATATATGCCGTGTATGGCAGTGACTTATCATCTGCCAAAGATGGATCACAATTTTTATGAATGATTTGAACTGTCAACTCCTATTACCCCATTGAATTTGTGGAAAAGCTTCTTCGACACATTGCTTGGTAATCTTCCAACGCTTACCAAGTTTCTTGTCTTTCATGAGACATAATACCTCAGCTTCTCCTTTTTGCAATCCCTCCAGTAGCTGAACGAAAAGCATTTCACGACGGTTCTGAGAGATGTTTGCACCGCCCTTGAAGAAGAGATAGAGTTTTCTATACTCATGTACCAATCGGGTGTGTTCTGTATCCTCTGGCGCCTCGTTAGGGGTGTATGGGGGTTCTCCTTCAGGAAGCATGGATACAATACTCTCATCAAAATTGGCAATCAGAATTTGTCTGAGTGCTGGAGTATTGTATTCTTGCAGAAGTTTGACTTTCTCTACTTTTGTTTTTGCGTTGCTCACTTTCTGTAGCACTTCATTAATTAATAATTGCATAACCTAAATGATATCAGTAAAAGTATTTATTCGTCGTCATAATCGTCATCGTCTTCATCAACGAAACGAACTGACAGTAGCTCTTCATTGATCCATTGTCCCTCCTCATCGTACATTTCAGGATGTAATCTTTGTTCTCCTTCTCTAGCGTATAGAAACTCGTGAACTTTTTCGTTTGCTGTCCAACCAGCAATGACTCCAACACACAGAAAAATAAAAGATACTGTTGCTGAGAAGTAAACTATTGTTGATTCCATTGTTCAACTCCGAACTACTATTATTCTTTCTCCCACCAAAGTTCCAAGTTGAAGTAGACTTTTCTGTTTAGGAGAGAAAAAATTTTACTAACCAAAAAACCTTTTGTTGGTTTTTCTTCTACCTTCGGTCTCTCCCCCCTAAGCATGAGTTCGACACCTCTATTTATTTTAAGATCTTTCATTTTTGCTTAGAAGATACTAAACCTTTTTCTAAAAACAATTTTGCTGTTTCAACTAATCCTCCAACATGTTTACCATCGACAAGGACATATGGATATCCACTAGCTCTAGGACAGTCTTTTCTAAATTGTTCTCGTTCTTGTTCCGACTCAACTACAACCATTTCATATTTTACATCGGTTCGTCTAAAAAGTTCTTTTAATTGATCGCAATAAAAACATCCTGGTGTAGTATAGGCAATAATTTCCATAAAAAAGAGGGTCCTTTCAGACCCTCATTATAGTTGTTTTCCTAATAAATGTCAATTATTAAGATTTCTAGTATCAACCAATAGCAGGTGCGGTAAGAGCAACAGGTGTCATATCAGCAGCAGCAAGGTCAAGAGGGAAGTTGTGAGCGTTACGCTCGTGCCTTACTTCCCTACCAAGGTTTGCGCGGTTGATGATGTCCGCCCAAGTGTTGATCACACGACCTTGAGAGTCAACTACAGATTGGTTGAAGTTCAAACCGTTTAGGTTGAATGCCCT